AAGAAAAATGTAAATAAATAAGCACCTACCTTAACTAAGTTATTTGAAAAATATTAATTATTTTAAAAGCTGATGTTGTATTAGAAGCATCTGTTACAATCTACACTAATAGAAAAGAGTTAAACGAATTTGATCCAATATCTCCCTACTTAAAAAACAAAAATTATAAAACTTTTTTGTTATTTTTAAATTCAAGCGATGGATATACAAAAATTAATGGTTTAGAAAAAATAAAAACTAAGCAAAACACAGCAATATTTATGGAAAAGCCATTAGCTTATGTAAACACTAATACAACAGATGAGAATTGTAGAGGGGTTCTATCTATTCACTACACGTAAAATTGTGTTATAATGTGATATGCCTTTAACAAACATACAAATAGCACCAGGATTTAATAAACAAGTCACAGAGACCGGAGCAGAAGGTCAATGGACTGATGGAGATTTTGTAAGATTTAGATACGGTTCTCCTGAAAAAATTGGTGGTTGGGAACAAATTACATCAGACACTTTACATGGAGCTGTGAGAAAACAACTAGTGTGGGCTGATTTAGATGGAAGAAGATATGCAGCTTTAGGAACTAATAAAACTTTGATTATTTATTATGAAGGTGCCTTTTATGACATCACTCCACTAGATACAGCTTTAACAGGATGCACTTTTGACACAACAGACACCTCAGCAACTGTTACTGTTAATAAATCGGGACATGGTTTAGAAGTTGCTGATTTATTTACCTTCACCTCAGTGACTCCTCCAAGTGGTGCAGGATATGTAGCATCAGATTTTGAAACTAACACTTTTGAAGTAATTACATCTTCAGTTAATAGCTTTACAATTACAATGGCTAGTGCTGCATCAGCAACTACCTCAACAAGTGGCGCAGCTACAGTTAATCCGTATATTAAACCAGGGCCACTAAATGCTACAGCAGGTTATGGTTGGGGAACAGGCACATGGGGAAGAGGAACATGGGGATCTCCAGCAACAACTAGTAATTTAATCATTGATCCTGCTTCATGGTCAATAGATAATTTTGGTCAAGTCATGATTGCTACAATTAAAAACGGAAAAACTTTTTCTTGGAACCCTATAAATGCAGACCCAAATGCTTTAACAACAAGAGCAACAATTGTAAGTGGAGCACCAACAAGATCTATAATGTCTATTGTGTCAGATAGAGATAGACATTTAATATTGCTTGGAACAGAAACAACTGTTGGAGATGAAAGTACGCAAGATAAAATGTTCATTAGATTTTCTGATCAAGAAAACTTATCTGATTATGCACCTACCTCAGTAAATACTGCGGGCACATTTAGATTAGATAGTGGTACAAAAATTGTTGGAGCAGCAAAAGGTAAAGATTATGTTTTAATTTTAACAGATACCTCAGCATATGTAATGCAATTTGTAGGACCACCTTTTACTTTTTCAATAAGGCAAGTTGGAAGTAACTGTGGATTGATTGGGCAACACGCTCTACATTATGTAAATGGAAGAGTTTGGTGGATGGGTCAAGCAGGAGGTTTTTTTGTGTTTGATGGAACAGTTAAATCAGTTCCATGCTTAGTTGAAGATTTTGTATTTACTAGTACAGGAAGTAATCTTGGAATTAATTATAGTGCAGGAGAACAAGTATATGCAGGTCTTAATCATTTATATGAAGAAATAAATTGGTTTTATCCAAAGAGTAATTCTGAACTAGTTGATAGAGTAGTATCATACAATTACACAGAGAACGCTTGGACAACAGGTTCTTTAGCAAGAACATCTTTTCACGATGCAACCTTATATGATAATCCTTACGCAACAGAGTTTGATAATACAGCAGTTTCAACATTTCCAATTATTCAAGGAGTTACAAATACCAATGGCGCTTCTACTTATTATGCTCATGAGGTGGGTGTAGATCAAGTTGATAGTTTAGGTAACAAAACAGCAATACCTGCATTTATACAATCAGGGGATTTTGATTTAAGTATTGGTGGTGATGGAGAGTTTTTTATGAGTATGAGAAGATTTATTCCTGATTTTAAAAGACTTGTAGGTAATGCACAAATTACAATTAATTTAAGAAATTATCCAACAAGCACAGCAGCGAGTTCACCTTTAGGGCCATTTACAATAACAAGCTCTACTGATAAAGTAGACACACGTGCCAGATCAAGATTTGCTAGTGTGAAAGTAGCTAACCTTTCAACAGATCAAAGTTGGAGATATGGTACTTTTAGAGCTGACGTACAACCTGATGGAATGAGAGGATAATGGATCCAATAACACAAAGAATTTTAGACCAACAAAGAGCCATAACACAGGACCCTAACTTTAGTGGCTATCAACCATCAGCTCCTGCAGATGGTATTGCGGCTTTTAATTCAACTCCTGTAAACCAAGATATTATGTTTCAAGATACCCTTATTCAAGATATGCCACCTATAGATGTTAAACAAATGGCAACAAATGTTGGTAAAAAATTAGTTACAGATTATGCTGTTAGAAAATTAGGACTTGATGGATTAAAAGGCAATGTATTGAAATCAGTAATTGGAGGAAATACAATTGGTTTTTCTAATCCTCTTACAGCAGCTTTTACAGTAGGTTCATTATTACCAGACTCAGCAAAAGGACTTGCCGGTATCTTAAGAAACAATAGAGCACAAAAAGCTATTGAAAGAGATATTATCAGAGACATGCAAGGAAAAATAACCACAAGTAATCCACGTATTACAAACATGCAACCTACCAATCAAGATAGAGGTAGAAATGATAGACCAGGAGGAGCAAACAACACAACATCAAGTAGTCCATCTAGAGGGACAGGTGGTTTTGATTCTTCGGAGCGAGGAGCAGCATTACATGGCTAGAGTAGATATATTAATACCGGAACCAACTCCTGAATATACAGAAGAAAACCAAAGACAAGTAACTCAGTCTTTACGAACGATGCAAGATAAGTTAAATACATCTTATCAACAAGAATTAAAAAACGAGGCTGATACTTTTAATTATTTTATGCAATGACAATTAGATATAAAAGCGATACATTTGATTTAACTACAACCAATGTTACCACTATTTTAACTTGTCCTAGTGATGCGACTATTATTGTAAAAGCCTTACAAGCAAGTCATCAAGATGCATCGAATGTAGATGTTGATGCTTTTTTACAAAAATCTGGTGGATCAAACGTAGAAATAAGTCATGTTCAATTAAATAAAAGTTTTACTAATTTAGTTAGCTCAAGCTTAAACATGGAAGCTAATGATGTTTTAAAAGTGCAAGCAGATACTGCTGATGAAATTACAGGATGTGTCAGTTATGCTTTAATAGATAGATCGCAAGAGAATGGCTAGGAAATTTAAGGATTTTGTTGAAAGAGATAAACCTAAAAAAAGAGGCAGCCGTCAACATAAAAAAAATTTAAACAAAAACGAAAAAAGACAAAAACGAACTCGAAGATATAAGGGCCAAGGAAAGGCTTAATTTAATTTATGGCAGTTGCAATTAGTTTATTACCTCAATTTGCAGAAAATATTAAAAATAATAAAATTACTCACGTTAAAAATTTTTGTAAATTTGATAATCAATATGATTTTAATTTTTTAATTGATTACATTGAAAGCATGGATCCAAAAATAAGAAATACTAACAAGGGTGATTTTTTTGAAATAAATTATCAAGTTTTTTTAGAAAGTAAATTTAAAGATTTTGAATTTTGTTTAAATTTTTTAAGACAAATATTTAAATATTCATGGGATCAAAATGATAGAAATGATATTTTTTTTAGTTTTAAGAGTGGAGCTGGCGATACTCATACAGATGATGAAGATGTTTTTATAATAGGCCTGAATGGTAAAACTATTTATAAAGTTTTTGGCACCACTACAGAATATTTTGAAATTAATAATGGAGATATGATATTTATACCCAAGGGTATTCCACATAAAGTTATTAGTCTTTCATCTAGAATCATATTATCTACTGGTTTTTATGGAAACCGAAGTAATTGACTTATCTTAAATAATATAATAAAAAAAAGTATGAGCGATCTAATAAAAATACCCGCAGAAGCAAAAGAAATTATTAAACATAAAAGATCTGGAAAAGTATATGCTAGTAAAGCTGATTTTGATGCTGATGTTGCTGATCCCAACACTGATACTTCTGTGGATGATTTTAGACAAGACCTCGAAATAAAGGTGACAAAAGTTTCTATGGGTGCTAAAACAAAAGAATAATGCAACCCCGAGGAGCCACAGAGCTACAAATGGAAATGCTGCACAAGCATGTTCCAAAAGAACTGCTTGATCAAGTACAAATATGTACTTCCATTCCAGGCAAGGTTCCAATTGATCCAAACAAACTAAACATTCTTTGGCAAAAGAATTCTTGGGATCAACCCAATCTACAACCTTTTTTTAGAAATAAAGAAAGACACAAAGAATACGATTGGTACGTATTCAATAGTCATTGGAATTATGAAAAATTTAGATACGCTTTTGATATTCCAACGGATAGATCAGTTGTTATTAAAAATGGAATTGAAACTTTTCCAAAAAGAAAAATTTATCAAAAAGGTGATCCGATAAAATTGATTCACCACTGCACACCATGGAGAGGTTTGAACGTGGTGCTTAGAGCTATGCAAGAAATTAAAGACTCTTCTATTAGTTTAGATGTTTATAGTTCAACACAAGTTTACGGTGATGAGTTTAAAAAACAAAATGATGATCAATTTAAACCACTTTACGAACAAGCTGAACAATTATCTAATGTAAACTATATTGGTTACAAACCCAATGAATATATAAGAGAAGTTATGCCGAGTTATGATATGTTTGTATATCCATCAATATTTGAAGAGACCTCCTGTGCGTCTGCTTTAGAAGCGTTGGCTTCTGGTGTTCATGTTATCAGTAATAATTTTGGTGCTTTATATGAAACATGTGCTGAATGGCCAGTGTACGTTAACTACTCCACCAATTACGAAACAATGGCTAAGGATACTGCAGCAGCAATTGAAGTCGCAGCTGGTTATTTACATGAATCATTTATACAAGAACATTTGGAAGAACAACAAAAATTTTATAAAAGATTTTACAACTGGAATAAAAAGGGAATGGAATGGGCAAGCTTTTTACAAGGAGCCTTAAATGCAAGAAAATAAAACTTATGTAAATGAAGACACCTACCAAACCCTAAAAGATGTTCAGGTAAAACCTTTAAATACTCCTCAACCTTACGAAAAAAGTATTCAACCACTTTGGAAAACGGACACCGGACACCGGAAAAGTAAAATATCTTTGTTTGTTGCAACACCTGTACATAGCGATTGTTCAATTCATTACGCACAAGGGTTATTAGAATTACAAAAAATGTGCATGGAGAAAAAAATTGATGTGCAGTTTCAATTACTTAAATCATCTCTAGTTACACAAGGAAGAAACTTGTGTGTATCAGGCTTTATAGAATCTGGAATGACACACATGTTATTTGTCGACTCCGATATATTAATGAACGCAGAGTCTATTTTTAAAATGATAGAAAGAGATAAAGATGTTATTTCAATTCCGTATCCACTTAAAACATTTAATTGGGATAAAGCTTTTGATGCAATTAAAAAAGGTGAAGTAAAAAAACCTTCTGATATTCACAAATGGACTAATAGTTATCCAATGAGAGTAGAAGACACTAACGATATTGTGGTAACGGAAGGTGTAATAGAAGTTACACATAGTCCAACAGGATGCATGTTAATTAAAAGAGAAGTATTTGATAAAATGATCAAACATTATCCAGATAAAGGTATAGTTCAAAAGACAGTTATTAATGGTGAATATGTAAATAGACCTCATCTATGGAACTTTTTTGACTGTATTCATGACCCTAAAACCAAGACATATTTAGGTGAAGATTTTAGCTTTTGTAAACTATGGAAAGACATAGGCGGTAAGTGTCATGCCTTTATTGATGATCCGATTATGCATATTGGAGAGCATCAGTATTCAGGACGTTTTGCCGATGAGTTGATAATACCTAAGTAAAATGGTAATATTGGAAACTTAAGATCTTAATTAGGAGAATTTAAAATATATGAATCCACTAGCATTAATACCGTACGCATTAGCAGCATATGGGGGAATTCAAGGATACCGAGGAGCAAGAGATGCAGGCGTTGGAGGACTAGGTTCACTTGTTCAAGGTGCTCTGGGAGCATACGGTGGATATAATTTAGGACAAGTAGGTGGCTTTGCAAAAGCTGCTGGCTTTGGTTCAACTGTACCAACGTTTACAAATATGCCGGGAATATCTTCAATACCAGGAATTTCTAGATTTCAAGCACCACAACAAGTTTCTAAATTTTTAGGAGTAGATAAAGATGGCAGTATGGTCCCTAATCCTGCATTTAAAGAAACTGAAAAAGCAGGTAGCATATTAGACTTAGTAAGAAAAGAACCAGGAGGAGATTATGATCCAATAAAAGTTGCAATAGCAGCTGGAGGGATACCTTTTTTAGCAGGAGCTTTTAACCAAGCACCAACTGATGTTTACACTCCTGGGTACAATACAAATTATTTAAAAACTAGAGAAGAAAGAAGTTTCTCATACATAGATCCTACAACTGGAGAAGAAAAAGAATATAAAAAAGTTTACGTGCCAGAACAAAACCCTAACGATCCGGGAATGATGATGAATACAACAAGATTAAAAACTGGTGGCTTAGCACAAATTAAAAAATTTAATGAAGGTGGTATAAATTATTTACCTTCTAAAATGACTCACGATGAAAATGATTCTAACAATTATGTTAGAGCATCAGGATATGTTGAGGACGGAGCTGGAGTAGGTGATAAAGACGAAGACACGATGTTAGCTCAATTAGCAGACGGAGAGTTTGTGACAAGAGCAGATGGTGTGTTAGGCGCAGGAATCATTGCGGGTGCTAATCCAAATAGCATGAAAGACATGAGAGAAAAAGGTGCTGCCTACTTCTATGAACAACAAAAAAGATATAAAAGAGTATTTGATTTATTGAAGGAGGCAAATGGCAACAGCAAACAAAAAACAAATTAAACCATTAGTAAGTGTAATTCCAATTGAGTCAAAAGACGTTGAGAAATTTTGGCCTTTAGCAGAATTTATGGTAGCTGAAGCTTTAGCCTTTTCAGGAAAGTGGGCAGACTCATCTTATTTTTATGATGAATTAAAAGCAAACACAATGCAACTTTGGGTAATGTTTGGTTCAGATGAGTTTGAAGAAAACAAAGTTTTCGGTATTTGTATTGGACAGATACAAGAACAACCTAATTACAAACAATATGAAATAATAATTTGTACAGGAAAACGAAGAGAATTATGGGAAGACAATATTGTTAATGAAATTACAACCTTTGCAAAACTTAATGATTGTAAAAAATTAAATATTATGGCCAGACCTGGTTGGGAAAAAGTTTCCAAAAAATGGGGCTGGAAAAAGAAACACGTACAACTAGAGAAATGGATATAGCACTATGGGATTCATGAGACCTAAAGCAACTCCTACACCAACTTCACAAACTTATTTCCAAAGAGAAGCACCGGGTATTGAAGAACGAAAACTGGAGTTGATGGACGTAGCAAGAGATATTGCTAATGTGCCAATAAACTTACCTGATTATCAAGTTGCACAATTAGGAGCATTAGAACAACAAGGAATTAACGCTGCAGGAACGACAGGTGTTGGAGCACCTACTGTTAGTGCAGGTATTGGATCAATTTTAAACGCAGCAACTCCGGTAGGACAACAACAAATTAATCAATATTTAAATCCTTATCAACAATATGTAACTGACGAAATTGCAAGACAAGGACAAATGATGCAAAACCAATTAGGTGCTAAAGCTATCGGGGCAGGTGCTTTTGGTGGTGGTAGAGAAGGTGTGCAACAAGCAGAACTTCAAGGAAGAACATTATCTAATATTGGTCAATCTTTAGCTTCAGGGTTCCAAACTGCATTAGGCGCTGCGCAAAGACAACAACAAGTTGGTCTGGCTGCAGGGCAACAGTTAGGTCAAATGGGTGGATTACAACAACAGATGGCTCAAGGTGATATTAATCAGTTAATGTCTGCTGGAGGATTACAAAGACAATTAGCTCAAGCAACTATGGATGCGCAAAGACAATCAACATTACAACAACAATATGAACCATACCAAAGAGCTGAATTTTTGGCTAACTTGTATGCAGCAGGACCTAAAACACAATCAGGAGTTACTATGGGAACTGGGCCAAGCACTAGTCCATTTGCGCAAGCTGTTGGTACTGGTATAGGAGCATTCACAGCTTACCAAGGTGTTAACCAAAACAAACAGGCATAGGAGCGTTGATGTCACTTAACAAAATTTTAAACAGACCATTGTTTAGAAAAGAGGCACTTAGAAGAGGTGCGCTTAAAACTATTAATGCAAACGTAGGAGTTATGGTTGGGCAACCGACTACTCCTGCCCCTACTCCTGCTGTGGTTCCAGGACAGGGTGTCTATTCACGAGTAAATACACAAAGGTTTGGTCCACCGAAACCTACTAGAATGCAAAACTTGGCGAGAAACCCATTCGTAAGAACAATGTTTAACATTCCTTTTGCAGGTGGTTATTATGGTGGAGAAAAAGTTGCAGAAGGTTTGGGTATTAAAAATCCATTATTACAAATGCCTTTTGGTATGGCTGGAGGTTATGCTGCAACTAAAGCATTGCCTACTTTAGCAGCGGCACCTGCAGGCATTTCTGCAGCTCTTTTAGCAGGTCCGGCATATCTTATGTATGCAGGTGGTAAAGAAAAAGAAAGAATTGCAAAAATGAGTCCAAAAGAAAGAGAAGCCCATAGAAGAAAATCTATGCAGTTTGGAATGTCTTATTTAGACGATGAACAATTTAATCAACAATTTAAACCAAAACCTATTGAGGAAAAAGTTGAGGAAGATAAAAAAATAATAGCAGGTAAAAAAAGATCGTATAGAACAGGTTTTGAAAACAGAGCTAAAGAATTAAAAGCTGAAGGTGATGAATTATTACAAAATGCTAATGAAGAAGATGTAGCAAACTTAACTGATATACAGTCTAAATCTTTAGGAAATATTGGTCCTGTACCTCCAGGAGAAGAATCTGTTACTCCGACTGTTACAGAAAAAGAAACTGTAGAAACGGATACAGATGAAAAAAAAGGTAATGGTAAAGATGATTTAGGAGATGCTATTGTTGGTGTAGATAATAAAGATTTTAAAACTGCAGATGGAGAAGCAGTAACAGATGGTTTGATAAATAGAGCTAGAGAAATTTCAAAACAATTAAGAGCGGGTCAATCCTCACAAGCAAATTTAGTTTTTTTAGCTAATTTAGCTTCTGGTCTTTTATCAGGAACAACTACTAGAAGGGGTATAGGTGGAGCCATGGAGGTTTTTGGTAGAGCTTTAGGACCAGCAGTAAATAATTATGCGACATTAAAATTAAAAGAAAATGAATTAGAAAATAACTTTATGCAAAGTGCGTTAGAAATTGCGTCAGATGAAATAGAAAGAAAAAATCAAGTTTATGACCCACCGGAAGGTGTTTCTGGTGTAGTTCAAATTTTACAAAATGGAAAACCTGTAAACTTAACAGCAATACGTTTAAAAGATGGTACTGTAAGAGCAGCAATACCAGGACAAACTGATAATGGAAGAAACGTTTATACTACTCTAGCACCAGGATCTTATGTTAGGTTTGAATCAAGCGATAAGCTAGCAAAACCTCAAATAGATTTATTAAGAGAATTAGATGCAAAATATAGAGCTTATGCGTTAGGTCAAAAAACAATTAAGATTTTAGAAGACTTTCAAGCTCGAGGTGAAACAGGAGCTGGTCCAATTGGTAGATTTAATCTGTTCAAACAAAGATTTGGAAGTGCATTTAAAGATGTATTAGGAAGAGATATTTATGATGATATGGAAAGTGCTCAAAGAAGATTAGAAAAAGAAAAAAATAAAGCAATTTCTGATTTAATGGTTTCAGAAGATATAAGTAGAGAAAAAGCTGAAAAACTTCTTCAAAGTCAATTGGGAGATGCTGCAGATCAAAATAAGATTATGAAACTTATTAAGGATGCTACTGGAGAGGAAGACAAACAAAAACTTTCTCAGCTTGCAATTAATGAAACTGTCATGGTCTATGCATTAGCTAACTCATTGAAATCTAAAGACCGTCTAACTGAAAAAGATATTAAAATGGCTAAACAACTAGTTAATATTTTCCCGTTATTAAGAGGTCAAGCGGATGTAATTAGAGATTTAAGATCTGTAAATAATACTATTTTAGGAGACATTGATTCTCTTCAAAGTAATTGGGTAAACGGTTTATTAGGTGAAACAGCAACTATAAATCTTTACAGAAGACAATATGGTTTTGCAGAGGGTACTGATAATGACTTACCACCTGAATTAGCTGATATTTATCAAGGAAAAACAGATCAAGATATAGCTGGAAGTATAACTTTAAATTAATTATGGCAACTTTAAACGAAATACAAAAAAGGTTAGATGATAAAACATTGGATCCCAGATCTTTATCTTCAGAAGATAGAAGAGCGATTGATGAATTAATTAAAAGAGGAGCTTTAAAAGGTCCGTCAATGTCTGAATTAATTGATATGAGAGAAGATGCAGGAAGAGATGTATCGCTAATTGAAGAAACTGCTAAAAATCCTATAGGTGTAAAATTAGAACAAGAAGGTAGCATGTTTAAGGGAAGATCAGAAGCAATACTAGCTGGAGATTTAATTGGATCGATCACACCTTATGTAATGGATAGAAAAAAAATATTTAGTGCAGCAAAATCTAAAATTGCTGGAGATAAAAATACAGGTTTATTTCCAAGAAAAGGAAATTATTTTAAAACAGTTGGAGACAATATGGCAAGAGTTCTTCCAGGTAGATTTAAATTACTTGGTGGCACTATGAGAGCTTTAGGAAACCTTTTGGATAAGGCTCCAATTGTTGGTAGATTAGGTCAAAGTCAATTAGTAAGAACAGAAGTAAAATCAGTTTTAGGAGGAACAGCTGGAGCTGCCGCAGGTTCAGTTGGTTATGATGCTTTGAACGAAACAGCAGGTGTTGCTATTATGGATGCTATAGCATCAGATTTGCAAAACATGAACCCTAAAGAAGTTAATACAGATATGATGGCAAATGCAGCAGATGCGGCCTTTACTGCTTTTGCTTGGAACGCAGGAGCTGCAACTTTAACACCGTTTGTTACAAAAGGGTTAGGTAAGGTAGCTAGATTGACAATTGGTGCTAAATCAAAAGACGCTAAAGAATTAGTCAACATAGCTAGAGATAAAGGTTTACCTATTCCAATGGTCATGACAGCGCAAGAAGGTGTGGGTCTATTTGGTGGTTTTGCAAATAAATTTTTTAAGGTACTTGGTATCATGCCATTTATAAACGGTATTGGTAAAGAAGCCTTACAAGGTGCTGAACAAAAAGCAGGGAAAGAATATTTAAATACATCGGTTTTAAATTATGGACCATTAGTTAAAACAGGAATTCTTTCAGCATCAATATATAAACAAGCAGAACAAGCTTTCATACAAAATAGTAATTTAATAAATGCATCTTATAAAGGTTTTGAAACACTAGCCGATACTATTGGAAATCCAAAAGTAATTCCAACTGCTTTCATAAAAAAAGCAGCAGCAGAGCAAGTTGATGCAATGGCTATGAATTTTCCAGGTCTAAAATCCTATGCACAAGATAAATTAGGTACTGTTGATCCAAAAGAAATACAAAAATTACTAGGTCAAGGAGATCCTTTAGCTCAATTTTATAGATACATGAATCAAGTAGAT